TCTCTTTTTCCTCTGATAGTTGATGCGTCGGATGTACTTTTGCACATTCTTGATTGCTACATCAACATCCCCGTCCGGTGGGAGGTGTGCGTCATCATAGGTCAATGTCATCCAAATATCACGGTCACTGAAATTCTCGTTGATTAACCTCTCAACGTATTTCCTTGCGTTCTTGTCATTCAGATTCTTTTGAGCCTTGTTGTTGTCTTTCTTGATTGTCCTCCCCTCCGGAGGTACTTCATCCATACTCCGGAACTGCGGATATATCTCAATTTCAAACTGGTCTCCTGCTGTTATCTCTTTGAGTGCATATATCACTTTCTTTCGATGTTGGAACAGGTTCTCAATGAACCATTCGTGCATGTCCTCCATCGCTTTGTTATATGCTGCCTCATAATCATACGGGATAAACTGCATCCCTCTTTTTCTTGCCATCTGACACAATCCTCCTGTTATGTTTTCGTAGACTTGTTAGTATCTATTACAAGGACGACAAAACCTCCGAAAACCCTTTGTTTTCCCGACCTTTCCGGTCGTTTTTGAGTTGCTTTTTCGTGTCAGATTTGATATTATATTCTTAGTTTGAAACATATCAATCGACACCGATTGACACACGGATGACCGTTCGCAGCGGTCATCCGTTTTTTTGTCTTTATGCTGCTTTTTCTTTCTTTGAGACGCTCACGGTGATTTTCACCTGCTCACGTTCAGAAATGATTCTCGCTAATGTCTCATAAAATTTCTTGATGTTCTGTTCACTCACCTGCTGCACCTCCAATCTATTAAAAAGGCTCTTGCCTGTTGTTTTCGTGTTCGGTTAGGCGGTCGTTGCAACCGCCTCTTTCTGTTCCCATCTGCGACGCTCCTCGACTTTTCCTGCTGCCTTGCCCTCTGCGTATGCAGACATGACCATGATTGCCATTGATTTTCCCTCAAGGTCAGAAATATTCATGAATCTTTCTGCCATGTTCTCGATTGCTGTCTTTTTCTCGTTTCTCGTCATGATTCAACACCTCCTCTGTTGATAGTGTTCTATGTGATTTCCTGCACTGGTGGTTCTCTCGGTCTCTGCATCCCGTCCACCCGCTTTCCGGCTATGTCTACCGTGTTATGACTTTTCACCTTAAAAAATCATTGAAAACCTGTTGACCAACCGTGAACCTTTTAGCAAGTTCACCCGCTGCCATGTTTCCCACGGTATCGCTGACGCTGTCTCTCGGCTTGCCATCGTCAGAGCGTCGGTCGCCATCCGGACGCTGACGGGGCGACTGCTGCCCCGTTTCGGCTTTTATCTGTTATGAGTTTAGGTCTATCAAATACCGTAGACTTGAGGTTTTTACCTTATATCTCCGGTATTTGATTCTGCGGATTTCCTTGTCGACCACTTCCTTGAGGCTTTCTTTTTCCTCCTCGGTCAATCCTTTTACTACAATTTCAAATGTGTCCTCCTTGTTTTCCTCGACCCAAATCATCGCCGTTTCTGCTCCCATGCTTACCTCTAATCGAGTGTTGAGGTCTGAAATGTGGAATCCGGAAAAACTCTCGTCCGTTGAGGTCGTCTTGTAAATCGGATAACCTGCTCTTTTGCTGCTTTCCTCGTCCTTTTGGTAGTCTGTCGGGAAAATGCTTGCTGCTACTTCCCACGCCGTTGACATGCTGTTCACTTTAATGTGTTTCACCATCCTGTTTTACCTCCTTGTTGTTGTCCTTGAATACATAATATGCGTCTTTGACAACTTTGTCAATAGTTTTTTGTATTCTTTGAATACTTTTTTATTGCATTTTATTTCAACGGGTGTTATGATTCATAAAAAGGAGGTGTTCGCATGACACAAAATGAGCGTGTAAAGGAAATAAGAAAGACGCTCGGTCTCACTCTTGAGAAATTCGGTGAACGTATCGGAGTGACAAGAGGTTCAATGTCTAATATAGAAAACGGAAATCGTAACCTAACCGAACAAATGACAAAATCTATCTGCCGTGAGTTCAGCGTTGATTATATGTGGTTGACCACTGGTGAGGGAGAAATGTTCATTGACACGGACGATGATTTCATCGAACGCATTGACCGCATCATGGCGGGTGAGGACGAGGCACGAAAAAACCTTTTCAAATTCATGCTTGAATTGAGCGACGAGGACATCGCTGCACTTGACCGCTTAATGAAAAAGGCGATTGAGTTCACACAAAATAATAAAGAAAAAGACTGACAGTCTTTTCAACTGTCAGCCTCATGGGTGTACAGATACGCCACGAATTTATATATCCTCTTGAGGATGCGTTCGTTTTGTATCTTCCCGACTATTTCAACAATAGCCTCTTTGTAATTCAAGGGGAACACCCCCTTTCCGATTACAGTGTATCATATATTTCCATCATTGTGGAAATATCGAGGTTGATTTCCATAATCGTGGAAATCGTTCCTCCTGCTGCCGGAATCCCGCTGCAATGTGATACAATTATTTGTATTCGGATTCAAACAGGTCGGTGATTTTCACGCCTAATGCAATCGCTATCATTTCAAGCTGAAATAATGTCGGCGACACCTTACCGTTTTCGATGTTGTTTATCGTAGATTTTCCGATTCCGGATTTCTTCGATAACTCCATCAATGTGAACCCTTTTGAGGTTCTCATTTCCCAAACGAGAATTTTTATCCTGCACACCTCCTTTCTCAAGGAAAGTGTACAGAACGAAAAGTTATAGAAATGGAGGTGCGTTCATGAAATACGGTGTCCGGAAACCAAATGTCAAAAAAAGCATCAAGGCACGAACAACCGGAAAAGTCAAACGGCAGGTCAAAAAGGCGGTCAATCCACTTTATGGTAAAAAGGGAATGGGAATCGTCAACGACCCGAAAAAGGCAGCATACAACGCAGTTTATAACAGAACGACCGTCGGTGTATCTGACCTTGTAAAAGAGGCAGCATCGACAACTCAAAAATCTGCTGCAAATGTTCCTCATGCCGTTCCGCAGAAAAAGGAATACTCCGACCGCATGTATAATGTTTGTGGAACACTCATGATTGTTCTCGGTGTTATCCTTGCACTTTTAGGATTGCTCCTGCTGCTTGCTGTTCCTGTTGGTGGAATCGTGGCTGTTGCCGTTGGTGTGATTTGCGTCATTATCGGTCGCAAATATAGAAAAATCGTCAAGGAACGTCATTTGAACGAATAGAAATGTAAATAAAAAAAGAGCAGCCTCCACGCCAATGGAAACCGCTCTTTGACAACATATACCTCCGTATAAGCACGGCGATAAAATGTCACCCGCAAGTCTCATTTTATCATAAAACCGTGCTTATGCATAGGTTTTATTTTTATACCTTTTTTGAATGGAGTTGATAAAATGCGACGCAAAACAACCGCTCCTATTGAGAAAATCCTGCTCCGTGTGGCAATCTATATCCGTGTTTCGACCGACAAACAGGTCAAGGACGGAGATTCCATGCGTGACCAATTAGCAACAGGGCAAAAATACATAGACAGTCATGAGAACATGATTCTCGTTGACACATACATTGATGACGGAATCTCCGGACAGAAATTGAAACGAGACGACTTTCAACGCCTCATTGATGATGTCCGTGCAGGTAGAATTGACCTCATTATTTTCACCCGTCTTGACCGTTGGTTCAGAAACCTCCGTCATTATCTGAACACGCAGGACATTCTTGACAAGCACGGTGTTTCATGGACTGCCATTGAGCAGCCTTATTTTGACACCTCAACCCCTCACGGTCGTGCTTTCGTTAATAATTCAATGATATGGGCAGAACTTGAGGCTCAAAATGATTCTGACCGAATCCTCGGCGTGTTCGATGACAAGGTTGACAACGGAGAGGTTCTTTCCGGCTCAACTCCTCTCGGATATACGATTGTAAATAAACACCTTGTACCGGATGACGATGCTCCGACTGCCGTTGCTATCTTCCAATACTACCGCAAGACCGGAAACTTGAGCATGACACTCCGGTACATGGAGAGTGAGTTCGGACTTGTCCGCTCTGCTGCCAGTCTCAAAAATATGCTCACAAATACGAAATACATCGGTGAGTTTCGTGACAATAAAAATTATTGTCCTGCTATCATTGACCGTGACCTTTTCTTTGATGTGCAGAGACTTCTCAAAATCAACATCAAGAGCGGAAAAAAGCACGATTATATTTTCAGTGGTCTCGTTGTCTGTGATGACTGTGACCATATCATGAGCGGGTGTCAGCAACGTGCAAGAGGTCGTGTCCGTGCCGACGGAACACGAATCGTATATAAATACAGTGTGTACCGCTGCCGACAGGGTGTGAACCTGCACCGCTGCCCGAACCGAAAACTTGTATTTGAGACAACCCTTGAAAAGATGCTCCTCGAACGCATCCGTCCGGAACTGGAAAACTATATTGCAGAATACGAGGTTGCAAATCTTCCGGCATTGCGTACCGATGCCAAACGCCGGAGTGTTGAGGGAAAAATGCAGAAATTGAAAGACCTATATTTGAACGACCTCATAACAATGGACGAGTTCAAACTTGATAGAGAAAAACTGCTGATGCAGCTTGAGAAAATAAATGCAGAGGATTCCCGACCTGTCAAGGATTTATCGTATTTGAAAAACTTTTTGAAAATGGATTTTGAAAGTGTGTATGATTCTTTGTCTATACCGGAGAGGCGTGAATTGTGGCGTTCCATTGTCAAGGAAATCCGTGTTGACCATGACAAAAACATTCATATTATTTTTTTGTGATTGTTATA